ACACCTCATAGATACCTTCATCAACAAGGTCTCCATCTGCGTTTTCTTTTCTTCCGTGCCACTTGCCTTCCTCATCAACAACATAACGACAATACAAAGTAGTAAAGCCTTGACGTTCCCATAAAGAAGCGCCATATGTTTCTTGAGAATCTACAGGTAGCGTAGAATCTTTAGGTATAAACTCTAGGTGAATAAACTCTACAAGATCTCCCACCACATCGCGTATAGCGACGTATTGATCGAAACGAATGCATCTAAAAGTAAAGTCACTCTCTAGTTTTACAGCAACGTCGCCAACTACAATAAGGCTTTGCAAAGCTGTAAAGAAAGAATCTCTAATATTACGAGCCTTCATCTTATCATATACTTGCATAGACAATGAGTCTAGCAAAGTAGAGATTTCTACAGAGGGCTCTGCTCCGTTTTTTAATGCAAACGAAAAGAATGGTAAGTCGTTTAAAGGAAGAAGAGCACTAAGCATTCTAGACGCCAGTGCTGTAACTCCGCGAGAACCAACTGAAGAGTAAGGCTGAGGTAGCTCAAACTCTTCGGACCAATCTTCGGGTGGAAGTAAAGAAGGAATAGTAAGCAAAGCACACTCACGCGCTCTATCTAACTTAGACCTTCGTCTTATATCTAATTCAGCAAAGCGATCGGCAATAGTACCTTCTAAATCGCTAGCTAAATTCATAGCGGTTTAACTCCTTGAGCGGTGTTTTTTACTTTACCACTAGAACCCATGTTTTGGTTCTTAGCTAAACTGCCATAGAAATCCATTACGACATCTTTATCTTCGTCCTCTTCGTCTTCTTTTAGGTTCTCAACTTCAGAACTAACCTGTCCTTCTAGTTTAGACAGAGCTTCTTCTTCAGCTTCACGCAAACCTTGCTGACGTTTGATTTCTTGTTGTTCTCTTTGAGTGCGTTTATCTTCCATTTCATTCATTAAACGCATTTGCTTTTCTTCTTGCTCGGCCATAAAGGCTCGTTCTTCCATCTGGAGTTTCTTGTACTGTTCTTCAGTCATGCCTCCAGAAATACTAGGTGCGCCACCGCCCATAAGACTTCTCCTTATACGGGTCTATCTTTTCCAAAGTCAACTTTAGAAACTTTTCTTTTTCTTTTGCCACCTTGAAAAACCTTAACATCTTTCATAAATTGTTCGTCAAGTTCCCTAAGCTGAAGCTGTACGTTTTCTAGAGATTTCCCAATCTCTTGGTCAGCTAGTTGTTTAGTACTTGACTGCGTTTTTAATGCGCCTTTTTTAGCTGCGTCTGCTATAGCAGCTCTGTTAGCATCTTCTGACTTAGCTCTTTCATTAGCAGCTTCTACAGCTTGGACATTAGACTGTATGTAAAAGTCTTTTAAAACAGCCATTTGATCGGACGTATACTCGGAGTAGTCTCCAGACTGTCCCTGTTGTGCTACGTTCTGACCACTTAAATAAGCATCTTTTAATTTGAATGTATTTAACTGTGCCAATTCTTCGTAATCCATACCTGTGATGTCGGCCATAACCATGTCCATAACATCTCGTTGGCCAGCAGTGTAGTTTGCGCTGTACGCGCCTGTTTCTTCGTCTGTAGAAATACTGTAAGTATCTACCGCATAACCTTCGCCCATAGATTCAAAAGAATCAAAGCCGTATTGTTTAGCGTATGCTTGTTTTCTTTCCTCTACAGCCTTATCAAAGGTTGATGCAAACTCTGCAGGATTGGCTACTTTGTTAGTATACCCTGTACGGTTGTAAGTAAAACTAGATCCAGCTTCTTTATAAAGTTCTTGAGAACGTTCTAAAGAACGCCTAGCTTTTTGCAACTGCTCTTTCTTTTTTTGCCTTACAGAACTAAGCTGACCTAAAGAAACAATTTTTCTAGGCCCCGGCTTAGATTCTGCAATAGCTTTAACAGCATCTTTAGAAGCTACTTCAGCTTCTTTAGATCTAGCTTTTCTTTTAGAAGCCGAAGCTTCTCTTAACATTGCTGGATCAATATCCTTTAAAAACTCTGCTGTTTTTGTTTCACTTTCCTTGCCAAACATTTCCATCTTAGATTGAAGTCGTTTTGTAAAATGATCGGCTAAAGGTTGGCTTGAGTGAGCATCACCAGAACGTACGTTTAAATCGCGCATTGTGATGTCGTTTAAAAATATAGGCATATTATCCTTTCTGCTGTTCCCTTAGCATTGTTTCTAGTACAGCTACTATGTCAAGCATGCCCTGAATCTTTGCTAGTTTCTCCCGAGTTTTGTTTGGGCTTTCGTCCTCTACGTACTCCGGATGAGGAATCCTTTCCCGAAGAACCTTCGGTAGATTCGGATCTACGTAGGCTTTCAATTGATCTTTCGATTTCATTTGTTTTCTCAACTAGCATATTTAAAATAGACTTTACTTCACCATCCGTCAACTCGACGTTTCCTGAAGTCAGCCTAAACATAATAGCGTCTTTACTTAAAAATGACATGTGTTCTCCAATTAAAAAATAGACGAGCCCAGTAATAACCAGGCTCGTCTAATATTAGTTTTCAGTAGTGTCTACAATTTCGCAGGCACCTCCGGTGCAGGCAAATGCCTGACCAGACTTAGTAGTATCTTCTAGTTCATACTTACTTAGTAACGACCAGTCTACTACAGGCATCTCCTCCTTGAGCTTATAGTACTCTTCGTGAGTAATTGTCTCATAAGGAGCCTGCTGATATACATGATCTGTTCTAGGTAAGAATGAAAGACCTTGAGCAATATCCCAGTAATCTTTATACAGTACAGAGCCTAGCATCATATACTCATCGGCTTTATATGTAATAGTCACAGATGGATTATGATCTGTATACTCATTCTTAACAGTTGCCCACAAGCTAAGTTGGTCTAGCGAATTTTTGTGAACGACTGGCGACTTAGTTCCAATAGGAAAGTCAAAGACATAAGTATTTAAAGGATTGTTTACACAAGGAGCGCCAGGGATACCAGCATCTTTCATTAGCTGACACATTGGATCTTTAACATCCATACGCGCTCTTCTAATATAGTGCTGATCCCATCTCTCGTGGATGCCAGAGCTGGAGTCCACGAGGCACGACACAGTACCGCTAGGCTTTACCGTAGTAACTGCAGCAGGTGTGTTGATGAGCAACTTGTCGCTCCACTCCTTAGCCACTCGATGAGCTACAGCTCGAAGATTACGCAGCTCTTCGTTGCTGGGCATGTAGTCACAGATACCAGTCAAAGATACACCGAGGAGAGATTCCTCTTCAGTATTATCTTTCCACTTCTTACGTAGGTAAGGGAAGTGAGTACAGGTGGCTTGAATGCAACCAATAATAGTAGCAGCCTCCACCTTCTTCTTTTGGCTAGATTCATCCCGACGCAACACAACCTCACTGAGGTTACAGAACTGCATGGGACGCAGCGTGATCTCACCGCAAGGGTTAGTACCAAAGTTATGATTACCCCGGCTACCACCTTGGGCAGCCTCGCGGTTAAAGATGCCGCGCTCGCCAGAATAGCTGCGATAAATGCTTAACCACTCCTCCATCCACTGATCCATTTCGGGCTTGGTTGTATAGACCGCCGAGTTGTTGGCCAGCGAACGATAGGCATGTTGCTCCCACCAGTTACCGCTCTTAGCCTTAGCCATTTCAGGATCATTAAGATCTGATAAGCTAATCATAGCTGAACGCCTAACTCCTCCCACAATGACTGAGTTAGCAATAACGCAGGCCATATCGTGGATTTCAATGGGACGTAGGTTTCGGCCCCTTGCCCCGTAGATTGTCTTGGTCAAAAACCGAAGACAATCTTCAAGGGGCTCAGGACCTGAGGCACGCCCTCCGAAGGTCTTAAGTCTAGCCCCAGCTGGACGAATCTTGTGCAGTTCCCATGTAGGATGCACGCCCTTTAGCAAGGCTGTAAGCAAATGCTTTACAGCATCAGCCCACCCTGCTTTACTATCTGCTGCAACAATAAAACTGTTTTCACATCTAATTATTTCGCTAGGGACTGCGGGCCACTTATTAGTAACCCTGGATTCTACTGAGTAGCCTACTCCTGTTCCGTTCATAAGAACGTACAAAAGCTCGGCTAATGCAGTAGGACTATCTAATTCTAAATACGAACAGTTAAAGATACAGGTATTGTCTCGATCTGCAGCCGGACCTGCTGTCATAAGAGACCGCATGCTGGGCATTACTTCTCGCTTATATACCATTTCCTTAACAAAAGAGGGGACCTCCTCTATACCGTTGTCGGAAGCTTGCTTGTTTAGCCAAGTCCACCAACGATCCACAGTCTCGTCCCATGATTCTCGACGACCTAACTCTTCATTCCACCTAGAGTATTTACTTAGATGGATAAACTTACTAAATTCTGACCAATCCTCTGGATACATTCAACTTTCTCCTGTTGAACCAAACCCACCCGCTCCTCGGGTAGTGTTGTTTAAGTCGTCAATAGAACCCATTCGCTCAATAGGCCCCACATAGTGCTGGAGCAGTATTAACTGGGCTACTCTATCGCCAACTCTAGGAGTGTATCCTTCGTATGCCAGCTTAATCTCACCCCTGTAGTCAGAATCAATCACGCCTAAAGTATTCTTAAGCCTGAAACCTTTAAGACCAAGGCTGCTACGAGGTACTACTAAACCAAACATTCCCGGAGGAATCTGGCAGTTGACGCCAGTCCCAATCCATTGGTCATCAATTGAATGGACCTGAAGATCTAGGCCAGCGGCATAGTGACTTCCTTGAGTTAAGTCTCCTCCCTTGCTCACATAGCGTAAAGAGGGTACTTCTGTTGTAAACGTTTCGCAGGTTAGTTCTGCGTGGTTGTTAAGTTCATAATTATTGGACATTGTGTTCTCCTTTTTGGTAACTTAGTATAGCTTAGCTCTTAATCTCTCTTAGACTCAGGCGTTAGCGTCCATTCCGGAGCCCAAGCTTGTGGTATTCCGGTCTGCTTATCCCACTCACCGTCTCGTAAGATTCTTACACACCGGGCCTGCGATAAACAGTAGTCTAAATCAAAGCCTTTTTCTTCATAGTTCTTCATAACAACAGGACCCCAGTTTGTAGGGGAAACCGCATCAAGAATCTTAGAAGCTTTTACTTTACCGACTTTAGGAATACCTGGAATATTGTCAGTGCTATCTCCCATAAGCCATTGCTTATGAAACCAGTAATCGGCTGACTGTTTAGAGATATAACAGGGAAAATCCATTTTATCTGGATTCCAAAACCACCCCGGACAAGACATCAAGTCTTTGTCTAGGCTTACACCAATCACAGTTTCACTGCTCATGCCGATGCCTAGTAAATCATCTGCTTCTAATCGATCTCTTTCTACATGACTGTACTTAGACATGAGGATGTCTTTACATACAGGTAGAAAAGAAGGACTTGGCTTTCCTTTTCGATTGTCTTTGTAAGAAGGCCAGTGGTCTTTTCTAAAATTAGAAGCCCTTGAACAAGAAAATGCCAAGATACTTTTATGAATACCCGGAGGCGTCCAGTACTTAACATCAAAAATAAGACGCTCCAGTAGATTCTTAACAGATGCATTATTAGAATCCGCCCAACACGCAGCTTTATACGCAATAATATCAGCGTCTAACAGAGCTGTGTCAGGTGGTTTCATCATCATCTCCTAAAACATCGTCCATAAATTCTTTTAACTGCTCATCAAGTTTCTTTATATCCGGCTCTCTTAGTTCAAAGTTAGCCAAACAAGACTCACATAGACAAGGGTCAATAGCAGAGATATACTTTATAAAATCTGTTGCCCATGACTTAAGTTCATCGGGATCTTTATTGTTGTGTATCACAAAGTTGTACTTGTAATCTTCTTTGATCTTGTCATCTTCTGTAGTTTCTAAAAGGTTAGCTAACTTTTCAGATTCGTGAGTACGCCAAGCGCCTTTTGGATCTTCGATGTCTCTATCAAGATGTTTAACAAAGCAAGTTACAGCGCCTATCTTATTAAGAAGATCGATTTCGTTTTGGTAACGTACATCATCTACTAAATATAATACTGGGACATGTGCTTCTTCCATCTCTTCTTTGTAAGCTACCTTAAGATTATCAAACCAAAGATTAGTCCAATGATCTGGGTTATCTTGTCTTTTCTTTGCCCCAATTGCTTGGCAGTATTCTCTGTACATCTTAGGATTTGATTCTTTTGTGTAGCCTTTATCTGCAGCTTCTTTTTTCAAAGGTCCTGCAAAAGGAAACGAGCTTACTACCCAACCCAACTCATGCGCAGCGTTCCATAAATAAGAACACAACGTTGATTTACCCGTCCTTGCTTTTCCGCTTAGCCCTAGAATAATCATGTTTAAAATATCTCACTAATTGGTGAGGAACAATAAGCTCAGGACAGTCAATCCCATTTTGTTTTAAGGCTTCGATACAAGCAGTGCTGCAAGTCTT